GGGCAGAGGTTGTTCTAAGGGGTTGGGCTGCTATGGATGCAGAAGCAGAGCGTATGGGCGCTCAGAGAGCTTCTACTGACATATGGGAGTTTGAACTAGATGGTAAGCCGTATGCAATTATGAAAGATGGTAGAAGCTGGCAAAAGATTAAAAAGGATAGGCCAGAGTTGGAGCTGTTGACCATGAGGGAAGTAATACTAGCTTATAAACTTCTAAGCGAAAGTAAGTTAGGATCGTTTGAGCAGTCAGTAAAGAAAAGCTTTCCAGGTGCTGAGATAGTTGACTTACAAGGAAAATTCTTTGACGATCCTATACCATTTTGATAAAATGCAGAGACTAGTACAGGTATTCCATTTCCGTCTGTTACTAGTCCACACTGCTCGACTGCCCAGCGCTCAAAGCGTTGGGCATTTTTTTAACAATTGATTGAAAATGTGGTATGGTTTATCAAAAGAAAAAAATGAGGGTGCAGATGGCAAAGAAACCAGTAAAGATTGATGCTGACTTGATGCATAAGATTGCAGACAAGTTAGCTGTTGGAGAAACATTAAAAGATATTCTTAAATCACCTAACATGCCAACGTATCAAGGTGTGATGCAAGCTGTGTTGCGTGATGATGATTTGTTTGAAATTTATAGGCGTGGACGTGTCGCTCAAAGTGAATGGCATACAGATCAAATCATACGGTTAGCACAAGAGCCTTTACCAGAGTTTGAAGATAACAGGCTAGCTAATGCAGAAGTGCAACGGCGCAGACTTGAGATCGATAGTTTAAAGTGGACGCTAGCACGTAACATGCCTTGGGGTGTGCGTGATAAAAAAGAAGATGCACCGCAAGCACAAGCGTTTACAATTAGCTGGGCTGGTAAAGATGTTGAGGTTAATGCATTGATTGATGACGACAAAGAAGAGGAGCAAGAGGTTGTTAAGCATTAGCGCAAAACATGTGTATATTACACATCCTGTCATTGATAGCTACGCGCGTGAAACAGATATATGCAAATGTGTGAATGTGTCAGCAGTCAGAGCAGCGCAACCACTACATCTTGTGGTTTGCAAAAACTGCATAGCTCCTACAAAAGCTAAGTCATTGTAATGATTAAACAATATTGCATAGTTAACATAATGTATATTATACGAAATACGTTTAGCTATGTATTCTGTGCATACCATACCCCCACCCCCCCAGATTTGCGCCGCCACTTCTATACACGTATATCATTAGGAGTAGGGTAGTTTGATATACTCTGACTTGACTCCTGACCAGCAAGCGATGCTTAACCATCTTACAGAGTTAAGAAGAGGGATAGTCGAGGGTACTAGCATATCAAAGCAATTTGAAGCAGCCGTATTGCTTTTGGATCTTTACGAAGCTATTCTAGAAGTTAACGGCATATTAATTTATGAGAACCAACAAAAGGTAACCGAGCATTGACCCATATACAAATACCGTATGAGCCAAGACCGTTACAAATGCGTTTGCATAACGAGATGCAAGAAAAGCGCTGGGGAGTTGTTGTGTGTCACCGCCGTTTTGGAAAAACGGTCTGGGCGATCAACCACATTTTGCGCGATGCGTTACTTTCTGGAAAGACCAACCCCCGATATGCCTACATGGCACCCACCTATCGCCAGGCAAAGAATGTAGCCTGGGATTATATAAAACATTTCGCTGGTGGTATACCGAATGTGAAGTTTCACGAAACTGAATTGCGTTGCGACTTACCAACAGGCGCTCGTATTAGTTTGCTTGGCAGTGAAAACCCTGACAGCCTCCGAGGTATTTATTTGGATGGTGTTTGCATGGATGAGGTTGCTGACATGCCTGAGAATGTGTTTCCGGAAATTATACGTCCAGCGTTATCGGATCGAAAGGGTTGGTGTGTATTTGTTGGTACGCCAAAGGGTCACAATGCTTTTTATGATTATTATGAACAGGCTGCATCAAATGAAGATTGGTTAGCGGCTGTATACAAGGCTAGCGAGACCCAGTTGTTAGACAGAGAAGAGCTTGACGCAGCCAGAGGCATGATGACAAACGATCAGTATATGCAAGAGTTTGAGTGTTCTTGGAATGCGAATGTGCCAGGTGCTATCTATGGCAAGGAGCTAGAAGAGGCTACATCTGGTGGCAGGGTAACGAATGTACCGTATGATCCGTCTGTGCGTGTTGATACGTGGTGGGATCTTGGCGTTGGCGATAGTACAAGCATTTGGTTTACGCAGACGGTTGGCAGGGCTGTGCATGTTATCGATTTTTATGAAAATAAAAACGAGGGTTTGCCGCACTACTGTCATATATTAAATCAAAAAAATTATTTGTATGGTACGCATAATGCGCCGCACGATATAGAAGTGCGCGAGTTGGGTAGCGGTAAGAGCCGAAGGGAAGTTGCTTGGGATCTGGGGTTGAATTTTCGCGTTGTTCCTAAGTTGCCTTTAGAAGATGGCATCCATGCGGCACAGATGTTGATACCTCGATTATGGTTTGATCGTGAGAAGTGTAAACATGGGTTAGAGTGTTTGCGACAGTATCACAGAGCGTACAATGATAGAACAAGGGCGTTTAGGGCAAACCCTGTTCATGATTGGAGCAGCCACGCTGCTGATGCATTTCGGTATTTTGCAGTAGGACTGAGGGAGACTGGCCCGACAATGAAAGCGCCACAAATGCAAGCGATGTCTGATTATGACCCATTTGCCGCTTAGTTATAGGATTGCCAGACATACTGATGCTTTTGAGGTAACAGAAGTTTGTGAGATGTTTCATGCTGAGAGTTATCAGAAGTTTGCTAATTTTAATTTTGATCAGATGAATGGTTGGATTGAAGATAGAATTGATAGTAATGAAAATAAAATTTTTACAGCTTGGGATGGCGATAAGCTTGTTGGATGCCTTGTTGGTATGACGTTTTGCTACCCATATTCAAATACACTAGTCGCGGCGGATTATATCTGGTATGTTATACCAAAGTATAGGGGCGGCATGATTGGTGTTCGCCTGATGAAAATGTTTGAAGGATGGGCAAAAGGTGTCGGTGCAGTGAGTATTACAACAGGTTCTACTTCTGGCATTAAGAGTGAGAGGGGCGCAAAGTTATTGCAGCGCCTTGGTTATAATCCTATTGGAATGGTTATGGAGAAGGAATTAGTATAATGGGCGGCGCATGTGCAGCAGTATCTAATATAATTTCTGGAAGAGGGTCATCTTCTTCAAAAGAGGAAAAGAAAAAAACAGAAACGGCTGCTAAAGCAGCCCCAAAAGAAGACACAAGTAAATCTGCATTAACAAAGATGAAAGATGACTTGCTAATGGATATTGGCGTTAAAACAAAAGATGCTGATTATTTTGCAAGGTTAGATGAGCGCCAGGAAAAATCAAAAGCTTTAGTTGAAAAAATGAGAGATGATAAGGGTGATAGAAAGCCAGCCAAGACTGAAGCTGTTGTTCAAACAACCCCAAAACCTGTAGCAGAAACACCAGTTGTTGAGGAGATAAAGCCACCAGAGCCACCAAAGCCAGTTGCAGAAGCTGAACCTCTTACGCCTGTTACGGAAGTTGATACAACGACTGAGGGCGATAAAGCGCCCACACAGCCTGATGTTGGGGCTGGCACAACAACTGCACTGGGTGGTGAAGAGGAGGCTGCAAAGTTAGAAAAGGTAGCAGAGGGTGAAGCTGAAAAGAAAGTAGCCGAGACTGTACGCAAGGGACGCAGATCTACGATTACTACAACGCCACAAGGCTTGCTTGCTCCGGCTCCTACACGTAGGCGTAGAACATTAATGGGAGGGTTGCTGTCGTGATGTATCGGCGCAACATTGCTGGTGAGATGGGGGCTAAGTCGTCTCAGCCAGCCAAGCGCCGTGCAGATATGACTGTTGATCCTTTGGAGCGTTTACAGCAAAAAATGGCTGGCAGAACTAAAGGCGGCGCTGTAGAGGGGCTAACAGATAATAAAAAGAAAAAGAAACGTTCAATGATGAATAGTATTGGAATGATGTAATGGCACAAGTAAATCCGCTTATTTCACAGCTTGATCGTAGGTTTAAGACGTTGCAAACGCAGCGCTCAAACTGGGAAAAGCATTGGCAAGAATTAGCAGATTATATGCTGCCACGTAAAGCTGACATCACAAAGAAGAGAACCCAAGGGGATAAGCGAACTGAGTTAATTTATGACGGAACGGCTGTTCACGCTGTAGAATTACTTTCGTCCTCTTTGCATGGTATGCTCACTTCTCCAAGCACCCCTTGGTTCTCGATGAGATACCGCGATCCATCATTGCAAAATGATGACATGGCTAATGAATGGCTAGAGCTGTGTATGGATCAAATGTATCAAGCGTTCAATAGGTCTAACTTTCAGCAAGAAATCCACGAGCTGTACTATGATCTAGTTGTGTTCGGAACTGCTGCTTTCTACGTGGAAGGTGACAGGGAAGGGTTGCGGTTTTCATCGAGACATATTGCAGAAGTAACAGTTGCAGAAGATGCAAACGGTAAAGTTGATACTGTGTATCGTAAGTTTAAAATTACTGCTCGTGCTGCGGCGCAGCGATTTGGTGAGGAAAACTTACCAACGCAAATGGTAAAGGATCTTAAAAATGATCCGCACAAAGAGCATGACTTAATCCATGTTGTATACCCAAGAGGGGAAACAAAAGGAAAGATAGCAAAAAGCAAACCTATTGCATCTGTGTACTATCACCTTGATTCTAAAGCATTAATTTCTGAAGGTGGCTTTGATGACTTCCCATTTATGGTTCCGCGTTTCAACAAAGACAGTGTAAGCACTTACGGACGGTCACCAGCTATGAATGCGTTGCCAGATGTTAAAATGGTTAACAAGATGTCTGAAACAACAATACGTGCAGCGCAGAAACAGATTGACCCACCGCTGATGGTTCCAGATGACGGTTTTGTATTACCAGTTAGAACAACACCAGGCGCACTAAACTTTTTCCGTACAGGTACAAGAGACAGATTGGAGCCGTTGCAAATCGGCGCAAACAATCCACTAGGTTTAAACATGGAAGAGCAAAGACGTAACGCAATACGTGAAGCTTTCTTTGTTGATCAGTTGCTCATGTCACAAGGCCCAGCCATGACAGCGACTGAGGTGTTGCAGCGCAATGAAGAGAAAATGAGGCTTCTCGGGCCTGTCTTGGGCAGGTTGCAATCGGAACTGTTGCGGCCTCTGATCTCGCGGTCTTTTGCGTTGCTGCTCCGGAATGGTCTCCTCCCTGCTGCTCCGGAGCAACTACAGGGCCAAGACATCGACATTGAGTATGTGTCACCATTGGCAAAAGCACAGAAGCTTACAGACCTACAGTCTATGCTTAGAGGCTTTGAGGTAATGATGCAGGTAGCAGAGATTGCTCCTGTTATGGATTATTTAGATAGCGATAAGCTTGTGCAATATCTTGTTGAGGTTACAGGTATACCAGCAAGAGTTATACGTAGTGACGAGGAGGTTGCTCGTATTCGTGATGAACAGGCAGAACAGGCAGAACAACAGGCGGCTATGGAGCAGCAAATGATGCAAGCGCAACAGGCGCAACAAGTAGCTCCTATGATTAAAGCTGTAGGTGATTTAGAGTAATGAAACAGCTAGAAGAGCTTAAATTAGCATACAGACGCACATTCAACACAGAGGATGGGCAAAGAGTATTGAGTGATCTTAAATCTAGGTTTGGATTTGAGACAACCACGTTTTCGGGCAATCCACATGAAACATCATTTAATGAAGGTCAGCGAGCAACCGTGTTGCTGATTGTCCGGATGCTGACCGAAGGGAAGGAACCCAGATGAGCGAAGAGGCAATCCAAGATACAGGATCTCAAGAAGCTGCACCAGAAGCTGTTGTAGCAGAGGCTGCACCAGTTAGTTTTTTAGAAAGCTTACCAGAAGAGTTGCGCAATGAACCGAGCTTGCGAACTTTTACAGATCCAGGCGCACTAGCCAAAAGCTATGTTAATGCACAGCGCATGATTGGCGCTGACAAGATAGCAATACCTAGTAAGTCTGCTACACCGGACGAGTGGCGAGAACTTTACACAAAGCTTGGCGCACCAACAGATGTTGCTGGCTATGAGTTTGGGGATGATGCGCCACTTGCGGATGAGTACATGAACTCTTTTAGGCAACATGCTCTAAACGCTGGATTAAATGCAACTCAAGCTAATGAGATGATGACGTTTATTCGTAGCACGGTAGACGGTGTAAACCAAGGATATGAGAAAAGTGCTGAAGAAGCTCGTTACGCATCAGAACAAGAGTTGCGTGAAGAGTTTGGTCAAGCGTTTGATCAGAGGTTAGAGATGGCTCAATTGGCTGCTCGTGACCTTTTGGGAAGCACAGAGATATTTGACGAGATCCAATTATCTGATGGTCGTATGTTGGGGGATCACCCAGCGATTGTAAAGATGTTTTCTAACCTGGCTGCACAGATTGGAGAAGATAATTTGGCAGGTGAAACAACTGAACTTGTAATGACCCCAGAAGAAGCTTCACGTCAAATTGCAGAGATGACTAGACGAGACGGCCCTTATTGGGATAGAATGCACCCAGAGCATGACACATATATACAAGAAGTGTTACGGCTCCGAGAGTATACATAGTGGATAACCGCAAGGCCCACTAGCAAGCTTGTGATCAAGCGGAGTAGCTACCCTAAGTAGCAGCAAGGCCTCGTAAGAGATAACCAAGCGCAGCAACCTTAAATTGAAACAGAAGTAGGAGAGACAAATGTCTACCCAAATTACTACAGCTTTTGTTAACCAGTTTAGCGCCAATGTCCAAATGCTATCACAGCAGATGGGTTCTTTGCTGCGTAATGCAGTGGATACAGAAAGCGTTAACGGTGAGAAAGCTTTCTTTGACCAAGTAGGAGAAGCTGCGGCTGTCCTACGTACATCGCGTCATGCGGATACACCTTTGGTGGAAACACCACACAGTAGACGTATGGTAACAATGTCAGACTATGAGTATGCTGATTTGATTGATGATCAAGACAAAGTACGTTTACTTGTAGATCCAACATCAACTTACAGCCGTGCTGCTGCTGCTGCTATGGGCCGCGCAATGGATGATGTTATCATCACTGCTGCTCTTGGTACAGCGCAAACAGGCAAAGACGGTTCAACATCAACAGCGCTACCATCAGCGCAAAAAATTGCTGTTGCATCATCTGGTTTAACAATTGCTAAGTTGGTAAGCGCAAAAGAGATACTAGACAGTGGAAACGTAGATCCTTCGATCCCACGTCACATTGTTTGTTCTCCAAAGCAAATCTCTGACTTGTTAAACAATACAACTGTAACAAGTGCTGACTATAACACTGTGAAAGCTTTGGCGATGGGAGAAATCAATACATTTGTTGGTTTCAACTTTATCGTATCTAACCGTCTAAACACAGACGGTTCTGGAGATCGTCAAGTTATTGCGTTTGCACAGGACGGCATTAAGCTTGCTGTTGGCAAAGAGCCAGCTGCACGTATTGATGAACGTGCTGATAAATCATACGCAACACAAGTGTACTATTGTCAGTCAGTCGGTGCGACAAGGATGGAAGAGTCCAAAATTGTCGAAATCGCATGTTCTGAATAAGGAGACTGATTAATGGCTACTGTTTATTCAACACAACGCACTAACTCACGAGCTACTCCAGCCGTGATGAACAAGGCAAATGAGCTGGGCGGCCGTGTCCGTGTTGCTCATGGCACATACGAAGCATCTTCATTAGCGTCTGGTGACGTAATTGAAATGTTTGTTTTACCAGATGGCGCACGTTTGCTTGAAGGGTCATTAGCGTATGACGCTCTTGGCGGTTCAACAACATTGTCAGTTGGTTATGCTGCACACACAAACGCTGCTGGTACTGCTGTATCTGCATCTGCTGCTGCATACAAAGCTGCTGCTTCAACAGCAACTGCTGGTAAAGTAGATGTTTTAGCTACTTTGGCTCTAGGCTCTGGCTCAGAGACAGACACAAACGAAGATGGTGTTGCAATTACTGCAACTATGGGCGGTGCTGCTGGTACAGGCACTATCGAGCTAACCATCAAGTATGTGGTTGACTAATTAGGTTGGGGCGGTTCGCCGCCCCTTCTTTTACAGGATAGGTTAAAATGGCTAGTACAGTTGATATTGCAAACTTTGCGCTAAACAATTTAGGCGCTTCTAATATTTCTACATTAGACGAAAACAGTAAGGCGGCACGAGTTGTTAATCAACGATACGAGTCGGTAAGAGATGCAGTGTTTCGAGCGCATCCTTGGAACTGTTTAATTAATCGTGCAGATTTAGCGCAAGAAACTGAAACGCCGACTTTTGGTTATGCATATCAATATGCGTTACCAACAGATCCATTTTGTTTACGTGTGCTAGAATTTAGCAACGGAAGCTTATCGTACCCACAAGATAATATTACTAACAACACTGGTGGTCCGGTGTTTGTTATAGAAGGCCGTAAACTTCTTACGGATGAAGGAACAGCTAAGATCAAATATATTGGGCGAGTTACTGATACAGAGCAGTATGACGCAAGTTTGGTGGAGGCGTTGGCGGCTAGATTGGCTGCTGAGATATGCTATGCGATTACAGGCTCTACAAGCATGGTACAAATACAGACCTCTCTGTATGAAGCAAAGATAAACGAAGCACGATTTAACGATGCAACAGAGGGCGCAACGCAACGCCTAGAGGCAAGTGACTTTATTGAAAGCAGGTTCTAATGGCACGTTCAGCACCAGCGTTTAGCTCGTTTACAGCAGGTGAGATTAGCCCAAGGCTAGAAGGGCGTACCAATATAGAAAAGTATCGTGAAGGTTTGTCAGACCTTACGAACATGGTTGTTATGCCTCATGGTGGTGTGACACGTAGACCAGGCACAGAATTTTTAGGTGAAGTTCTTGATAGCTCTACAACAGCAAGATTAATACCTTTTCAGTTTAAAACATCAGATACTTACATACTTGAGTTTAGTGAATATGAAATGCGTGTATTTCGCAATGATTTGCAAGTATTAGACGCAACGACTCGAACTATAACAAATGTTACGCAAGCAGACCCAGTTGTTGTTACAACTAGTGGCTCTCATGGTTTTGTCCAAGGCCAAGAAATATATATAGATGGTATAGTTGGCATGACAGAACTAAATAACCGTAATTATATTGTGAGAGCCATACCTAGTTCTACATCTTTTTATTTACAAGATTTGTTTGGCAACGACATAGATAGTACCTCTTTTACTGCATATACATCAGGAGGCACCGCAAATAGAATATATGAAGAAACAACACCATATCCTGAGTCATCTTTAGAAGGTTTAAGGTTCGCTCAATCTGCGGACACAATGTATATTGTTCATCCAAATCATGAGATTAGAACTCTTACAAGAACAGATCATAATGCTTGGACGTTTAGCACCTTATCAATAACAGGAACTCCAAGCCCAAGTTTAACAGGAGCAAATAACAGGCCTAGCGTTGTTTCATTTTTTGAGCAGCGATTAGTTTTTGGCAATACAAACAATAACCCTCAAACATTATGGTTTAGTAAAAACGGTGACTATACTAATTTTACTGTCGGCACGGCTGATGACGATGCTTTAATTTATACAATCGCGTCAAACCAGGTAAATGCTATTCGGTATTTATCAGCAACAAGAGTATTAACAGTTGGCACTTCTGGCGGTGAGTATGTATTAACATCAACAAATGATGGGCCTGTAACGCCTACAACAACACTTATTCGTAAGTATTCTAATTACGGTACGGCTTCTATTGAGCCTGTGCAGGTTGCAGATGTTACTTTGTTTGTTCAGCGCGGTAATAGAAAGATAAGAGAATTTAAATTTGTGGGTGATGTAAATACTGGAGGGTATTCTGCACCTGATATGACGATACTTGCCGAACACATAACGAATGGTGGCATAAAGCAGATGGCGTATCAGCAAGAACCTGACAGTGTTGTTTGGTGTTTAAGAAATGATGGAACTTTACTTGGTTTAACATATAGGCGTGAAGAAGAGGTTGTTGCTTGGCATAAGCACGTTATTGGTGGCACATTTAATAGTGGGCAAGCTGTTGTTGAAAGTATTGCTACTTTGCCAACTGATACAGGTGAAGATGAATTATTTATGATTGTTAAAAGAACAATAAGAAACGTTACTAAAAGATATGTTGAAAAATTAAAATTGTTTGATTTTGGCGATGATGCAACATCTGCTTTTTTTGTTGACAGTGGTTTGTCATATAGTGGAAGTGCTACGACTACATTATCAGGTTTACACCATTTAGAAGGGGAAACTCTACAAGTTCTTGGCAATGGTGCAAGCCACCCAGATGAAACGGTAAGCGGCGGCGGCATAACATTAGACTACTCATCAACAACTGCTGCTGTTGGTTTTGGTTTTGATAGCTCTATGCAGACTTTGCGGATCGAGTCCGGATCTGTAGACGGAACAAGCCAAGGCAAGCCAAAGCGTGTGCATGGTATTACTGTTCGATTTTATGAAACTGTTGGTGCCGAAGTTGGTAATGACAGCGGAGAAGTAGATAGAATATTCTTTAGAGACAGCTCAATGGCTACAGATACTGCTGTACCTATGTTTACTGGCGATAAAGAGATTGAGTTCCCTGGTGGCTTTGATGATGATGATCGTGTATATATAAAACAGGGTCAGCCTTTGCCGCTAACCGTTCTTGCGTTCTACCCACGCATGAATACATTTGATAAGTGAGTTTAAGTAATGTGTAATCCTTTAGCGCTTATATCAACTGGAGTACAGGTCGTAGGGGCTATAAGTAGTAAAAAAGCAGCAGATAAGGCTGCGGCTGCGGCTCAAAGGGCTGGTGACTTTAACGCATCCATCATAGAGCGTGACATTGATTTGTTTGAGCGTCAGCGCGGTATTATGAATGCACAGTTTGCTATTGATAGTGAAAGAGCCGCAAGTGCATTTGAAAACCAAGTGCAAGGTACACTTAGAGCAAGCACAGGATATGCAGGGTTTGATATGAGCCAAGGGACACCAATGGCTGTTCTTAGGCAGAACGCTCGTGAGTTTGATTATGAGCAGTCCGTCAATAAGTTTAACAACGAAATTGCAAACCTACAGATTAGTGATGCACAAGAAGAGGCTAGGCTTAATGCAGAGCTTTCTCGCATGGAGGGCGGCATGGCTGCTGCTAGTGCTAGGGCTTCCGGTACTGCTGCATTAATATCTGGGTTTGGTGGTGCTGCAAAAACAGCTTATGAAACAGGTCTATTTAGTAGTAATGAAAACGTTAGCGGTGGCGGTGGAAAATGAAGATACCAGTATATACAGCACAAGCAAGCGTAACTAGAGAAGCCCCAGGCAGACAGATAAGGGCTAGACAGTCACCAAGCGCTATGGCGCAAGCTGAGTTAGATAAGTCAAAGCCAATGCAAGCTGCTTTACAGGCAGCAGGTGATTATGCTCAAACAAGATATAAGATACAAACTGAAAACAATCTCAATGAAGCTTTACTTGATGCACAGGAGGCTTTGCGTGAAAGACGTAAAGAGTTAGAAAAAGATCCTGACTATAACAATATTCTGGATGGTGATAATCCTATTTGGAATAGAGAAACAGATCAGCTCAAAAGAGAGCTGCTTAAAAAGGTAGGTAAAGACAGATATGCCTTGCAGCAGTTTAACAGTCGATTTGGAAATCTTGAGCTGCAAAACAGATTTGCTTTGCGAGATGCTGTTGATCAAAGGGTTCAGATAGCAGCAGAGCAAAACCGTGCTAGAAAGTTAAACGATGCAGAAGATCAAATAGCAAACAGCTTAGATCTTTCCCAAATAAGCTTTGTTCTTAAAGATGTTATTCAAGATACGCAGAAGCTTGCACAGATTAGAGCTGGCAACCTAGATGTCTTGACTAAGCAGCAAAAAGAAATGATTAAACGTGCTGCTTATAGGGCATTAGAAAAGAACGCTGATAATGCTCCTAGCGGCATTGCTTTTATTGATGAGATTAGAGTAGCGCTGCGTGATGGTGTGTCTGCTGACTCTCTTGACCCTAGAGGAGAGGGCAAGACTTCTCTTAGCTCCAATGAAGCTGCTTACGTGTATGGATTGATGCAAATGCTAGATCCAACAGATCAGGCGCAGGTATTGAAGTCTGTTGGGGGAACGCAAAGCTTTATTGAGGGGCCAAGTCTAGCAGAGCAAAACGCAAGAAAAGTAGCAGAAAGTTTTTCATCTCAGCTATCAGACCAAATGACTGTTCGTATTGGTCAGGTATCTGAAGGTAATGTGCAATCAAATGAGCAGATGAATGAACTTGCAAATCAAATTGCTAGCACCTCTCAGTTTTTAAACAATGAAGAACGTGTAAAGTTAGAAAAAGAATATTCTGATTTGTCATACCTTAATGATCTTACAAGAGAGCTTGGCATCAAAGCAAACCTTGGGAAAGGTAGCGCAACAAACATTTCTGCTATTAAGGAGCAGTTTAAAAAGGGAATAAAAGGGCAAGGTCTTGACGGAATAGACACAGAGCTAGAAGAAAAAGCTTTTTCTTTAGTAGAGCAATTCGAAAGTAATCTTATACAAGCAATGTCTGTTGAGGGCGATCCTATAGGTTTCGCTCAGTCGGTTAAGATGGACGGTGTAAATATCAAGCCAGTAGATCTTTCTGTGCAAGCAGTGGAGCAAGGAACAAGTGGAATACAGGATAGAATAAACTCTGGTAGGATTATACAAAGTTTGAATGATTTGGACTTTGTTCCTGTTTTGTCAAAATCTGAGGCAAGTCAGATTGTTGCAAATATAAACAGTCAAGAGGTTTCTGGTGTAGATGCTTCTTTTGCATATTTAAAATCTATCATTGAGCAGCTTGGCCCTGAAAACAGTGGTTTAGTTTTAGAAAATTTACGGCGTGAAGGATTAGACAAAGCATATATTCAAGCTGCGTATATGGATGATGCCACAGTCGCTGGCGATTTATTGTCAATTAAAAATCTTTCTGTTGAAGAACTTAAAAAAGGGCAGCCAACTTCTGTAACGTCTGGGGTTACAGGTATAGCGCAAACAATAGTAAACTTACCAAAAGTACAAAACTATAATGCTGCTTTACTTGCTGGTGGTGATGGGGCAGCGACAAAAAGATTATTTAACGAACAATATGAAATGGTTGAAAAGCTTTCTCTTTATTACACTTCACGAGGCATGAATGTTACTGATGCTGTTGAAAAAGCTGTAGAAAGTATTTTTGTTGGCGAAATTAATATTACAAAAAATCAACAATACATAGTGCCAAAAGGCATAGACAACAAAAAGATAGAAGATGCAGCGCAAGAAATTTTAAGTAGTGACATTCTTAAAAGATTTAATCTTGCCCCATTATCAGCTCCCAATCTTGATTTATTAGAAGAGTCGGAAGTAAGTGAAGCTTCTTTAAGGACTACAGGCATGTGGCTAAACAACGGTACTGGCGATGGTCTTATTCTTCATTACAATCTTAATGGCACATTTATCCCAGCGCTTATTATGGGAGATGATCCAGCAATGCCTGGACAAGCTCTTGAAATAAAATTTAAAGACTTAGAAAACATGGATTTTACAAAGTTAAGAGACTCCAAGTTTGCGTTAACGCCAAGAGGGCTATCAAGATTTGCAACAGGTTTTAAGATACAAAGTGGGCCTGTTTATACTGGCACTGGTTATGGCGCAATGGGTGTAGCTCCTGTTGGAGCTGAAATGCCAGGGCTTGATGATGAGTTTAAGCAGAAAGAAGGTAACTAATGCGTCCTAGACCGCTTAAACAAGATAGCGCTGTTATAAGAGCTACAGGGTTTGCGGATTTATCTGTGACTGCTGGAGAGGTGTACAGGCAAGCAAAGGATGCTCCTACTGTTTTTGATTTAAGCAAAACAAGTCTTAAACTGCAAAGTGATACTTTAGATCAACTTACGCCAGAGGAAAGATTTGAACTCTTTGAGCAAAACAATCAACGCATAGAAAAAGTAAAGCGACTGCAAGATGATCTGATGATAGAAACAGATGACGTAAGGGCAGATCAGTTAAGAACAGAGCTTAATGATTTGGCTGACAATCCGTTTGTTACGCTTGATGCTCAAGTAGAAAAAATGCTTGGAGATGGTCGTTTACTAAGCGCAGAAGCTCTTAACGAAGAGTATGGAGATTACATAGAGTTTACTGAGCCAATGTCTCGTGAGGGAGCAGAGCTGCTTGTAAAAAACAAAAGAGCAGAAATAGCACGAAACGCTATTATACAAAAAGGATTAAATGGCGTTGCTGGTTATTCAGCGTTATTTGGAGGTAGCTTAGTAGCTGCTGCTACAGATCCTATAGAGTTTGCGGCTGCTTTTATTCCATATTTTGGCTTGTCAAGTAGAGCCAAAGCTATGGCTAGGTTTGGTAAAATTAAAGGCAGAACAGCTATTGGGGCAGGGGAAGGTTTTGCTGGTTCTGTTGTAACAGAGCCTTTGTATTATGGCTTGTCTCGACAGCAACAACTTGATTACACAATGGGTGAAGCGTTGCTTAATGTAGGCGTAGGAACATTTCTTGGTGGTGGTTTGGGAACTATTTCTGGTGTGTTTGGCAAACAGAAGGTTAGCCCAGCTTCTGTAGCAAAAGATGTTGATTTACCAGAAGACGCTTTACCAGCTCAACTAAAAGATATGCCTGACGTAGAGTTAAGCGAGCCAGAGTTGGATCTGCAAGTAGCTAAACAAAAGAAAAACTCTACAAAAACACATAGGGCGCTTGGCGGCGAAAAAGTTGCTGGTATAGCGCTGCGTCAGTTTTTAAACGATAACGCTATAGATGTTACGCCTGTAATGCCTAGATATGTTGATAAACCCGAAAATTTATTACAGTTTATTCGTAGGCAGGGCGGTATAAACGATAACGATCCTACATATAGAGGTGAGCTTAAATCTATAGGTATAAAGGGCGCTAAAGGTTATTATGATAAAAATGGCAATTATGTAAGTCGTGTTAGCAATCCTGATGGCAGATCTCTTGATGATATGACAATGAGAGCGCAAGAAGAAGGTTACATTGACCCAAACCTAGATACAACTGCTGCTAAAAATGACCTGTTAGAAAAAATACGAGATGAAGATAGGGGAGATAAACTTCATTTTACTGCTGCTGATCAAAACCAAGCGGCTGATTGGGAAAGTTTTGTTGCAGGTAAAAATGCTTATGAAGCTGAAATTGAGAACAGAAAAGCCATAAAAGAACAGCTAGATTATCTTGGTGTGAAACATACAGACGAAGAAATAGCTATTATTTCTGACAGAATGTCTAGGACTGGTGAAGATATTGATGAGGCTCACGCAAACGTAAGTCATAGGTTAGAAGATCTCGAAGCTGAATATTATGCTAGATATGCCTTAGATCCTAAAAATGACATTGCTGGTGATTTTGAAGCTGCTGAAAAACTTGATGAAGCTTTAGATAAAATAGATGATGAATATAATTTTGATGCGGAGTTGCAAAGAAATGAAGAAATTATCAAACAATATCAAAACGCTAATCAACTTACTGCAAAAGAAATTAACGAAATTGAAGCAGAGATTGCTCAAGCTGAAGCAACGTATGATGCGTATGTTGAGCTTGTAAGAAGCGGAACAATCTGTATGTCGAGGGCATAATGGCTGACTGTCTAAAACTAATAAGTGATGCAAATAATGGTCGGCTTGACGATGGCACGTTAGAGCAGATTATTAAAGAACTGCAAGATGTTAAAACAAAACGCAAAGCTGAAAGCGGCCTTAACTCTGTTGAGGATGATATATTTGAGCGTGGGGCGTATTTAGTAAAAGAAGCAGAGCTTGCTAAAAAGCTTGAGCGCAGAAATAAATATAAAAATATTCTTGTAGAACAAAAGATAATGGACTTAGCAAGCAAAGCTGATGAGCTGGTAGAGAACCCTTCTTTAGCACTTGAGGCATTGTTAGTAGGTGTAAACTCGCCATTTGAAGGAGCGCAAAGATCTGTTGATAGTTTAATAAATTCAATAGGTGGCGAGATATTTGGTAGCCTTATTACTAATTTAAATCGAAAAAACTTGTTAACAAAATTTAATAAAATGAGTAAAGATTTTGAGTTACAGGTTACTCGCGCATTAGGAAACCTTAACACTAAAAATCCAAAAACAGACGCAGAAGCTAAAGTAACTTCAAAAGATGCAAAAGCTATCGCTGAAATTATGTATAAAGCTCAAAGGGCTACACTTCAAAGAGAAAACCAGGCTGGCGCATACATACGTTTAAAAGAAGGCCGTGTTGTTAGAACCAGCCATGACCCTGCTAAAATGACAGCAGTAGGTAAAGAAAGCTGGGTTAATTACATGATGGAGCCTAACAGGCTCAACTGGGCCAAAACTGCAAACGGTGATTTAGTAAACGCAGACGATGCGTTAAAAAGGGCTTTTCTTGCACGATCTTATGAAGCAATTACAACTGGTGTAAGAATAGCAACTGATAGAACTGAAATTAGCAGTGCTTTCTCAGGGCCAAAAAACATAGCAAAGGCACGTAGCGAAAGCGCTGTGTTTACGTTTAAAGATCCTGATGAGTGGTACAGTTACAATCAAACATTTGGGCGCGGTTCTTTGCGAGAAAGCTTTGTGCAAGATCTTCAGTCATCAATTAGATCTACAGCTCTTATGGAACAGCTTGGCACAAACCCAGAAGCTATGTTTGAGCGTGTGCAGAAAAAACTTTTAGAAAAACACAGAAGCGATCCAAAAAAAGTTAAAGATCTTAAACGCGAAGGTTCTATAGTAAATTTTAGCTCTATGTTGGCAGAGGTTACTGGTGATATAAACGTTGGGTCACACACTACGTTAGCTCGATGGATGCATGGCTACAGGGCTTTACAAACTATGGCAAAGCTAGGTGGCGCTGCTGTATCTGCGTTTAGTGACGTAGCGTTTATGGCTTCGAACAGAATGTATCAGGGTCGTAGCTTGATGGACGCTTGGGGTGATAGCTTTAGTGCTGTGTTTAAAGGCATGAGCGGCAAAGAAATGCGCGACTTCTCTGATAGGCTTGGTGTAGGTTTTCAAAGTCAATTAGGTGACTTTATGTCACGATTTAATGCATCTGACGATATTCCAGGCAAAACATCAAAATACCTTAACACATTCTTTAAGCTTAATCTTCTACAGCCTTGGACAGAGGCAAATAAACGTGGGATTACAATGATGATCTCCAATGACCTTGCAAGAGAGGCAGGTAAGCGTTTTGACAGTTTACCACCAGATATGCAGAGATTATTGGGCCTGTATGAGATAGATGGCAAAAAATGGGAAGCGGTCAGAAAAGGTGTTAAAAAGGGGCCAGACGGTAAAGAATATATAGTGCCTGGCGAAATACCGGATCAATCTGTAAGAGAGAATGTTTTTAACTTATTGGTAAATGAAGCAGAGTTTTCTGTGCCTTCTCCTGGCGCAAGAGAGAGGGCTATACTAAGGCAAGGTTATCGTCCTGGTACGGCTGCTGGTGAGGCAATACGTTTTGTTGCTCAGTTTAAATCATTTGGTGTTTTAGGTATTACTAAAAACTTAGGCCGACATACTTACGGTACTGGCATTAAACAAAAGCGTGAAATATTTACTAGGGGTTTAGGCGCAAACGCTGGTCTTGTTAACACAATAGTAGGCACAACAGCGCTTGGTTATATGGTTTTACAAGCAAAAGAGGTAATGAAGGGCAGAGAGCCTAGACCGCCTGATGCTAGAACCTTCCTAGCTGCTGCTATGCAGGGTGGTGGACTTGGTATTTATGGTGACTTTTTGTTTGGTCAGGCAAACAGATTTGGTGGTGGTGCATTAGAAACTGCTATTGGCCCAGGCATAAATACTGCTTTTGATGCGATAGATTTACTAATGAGAACTAGAGATCAGATGCTAACTGGAGATGAAGATGTTAGAGGGGATGCTGTTAGATTAGTTAAAAGCATAACACCATTAGCTAACCTGTTCTACACTCAACAAGCATTAGATTATATGATATGGTATCAATTACAGGAAAGTATAAACCCAGGCTACTTATCACGCATGGAGCGCAGAATAAAACGAGAGAATGATCAAGAGTTTTTTATACCACCATCAAGTGTTGTAGCTACAGGTGGTGGATTTAGATGACTGTTCAAGACAATAAATATGTGGTAAAAGACTGTAAGCAAAGGATGCGATATGACAGTAAGCAGCGCAGTAAATAAAGTAAGTTACAACGGTAATGGATCAACTACCGTTTTTGCTTACACATTTAAAATATTTGATGAAGATGATTTAACGGTTATTTTACGTGATGCAGATGGTGTTGAGACAACTCAAACCATAACAACTAACTATACTGTGAGCGGCGTAGGCAATGCAGGTGGAGGTAATGTTACAATGGTAACTGCCCCAGCAACCGGAGAGTCGCTAACAATACTGCGTGAGCAACCTTTAACACAAGGACTTGATCTTGTTCCTAATGATCCATTCCCTGCTCAAAGTTTTGAAGACACATTAGACAAACTAACATTTATGGTGCAGCAGCACCAAGAAGAATTAGACAGATCTATTAAAGGGTCTAAAACAACTACAATTACAGACCCTACATTTACTGAAGATGCAACAGCCAGGGCAAACAAAGTGTTTGCTTTCGATGCGTCTGGTAATATTGATATTACGCAAGAGATTGGCGTATATAAGGGAGACTGGGCAGCAAGCACAACTTACGATGTGCGTGACTTGGTAAAAGACACAAGCACAAACAACATCTTTATTTGTCTTACAGCCCACACATCAAGCGGCTCTCAGCCTCTGACAACAAACACAGACAGTGCCAAGTGGGCGTTGATTGTAGATGCGGCTTCTGCGGCGGCATCAGCATCAGCAGCGGCGGCGTCAGCGGCAACTGCATCCGGAGCTGCATCTTCTGCTGGCTCATCAGCTTCTTCGGCATCTGCCAGTGCATCATCGGCGTCTAGCAGTGCTTCAGCGGCGAATGCCTCTGAGGTTGCTGCGGCGGCGTCAGAGCTTGCTGCATTTAATTCAGAAAGTGCTGCGGCGGCTAGCGCTGCATCAGCGGCTGCGGCATCTGTCACACAAGCAATCATTTATTCAATCGCATTGGGGTAAAACATGGCTTTTAACAATTACACATCAAATGACGTGGGAACCTCAGAGGTGACGGTTCACACTGTAGCAACAGGCAAGGAAGCAATTATTATTGGTTGCACTGTTGCAAACACAACGGCGGCTCAAATTAGAGTTACAGTCAAAGCTGCTGGCTCTCATATTATTAAACAAGCGCCCATACCAGCAAATGCTGCGTTATCGGTGTTGGATGGCAAGGTTGTCTTGGAGGCTGCTGATACGGTCACAGTGACGTCAGACACGGCAACGTCAGCAGATATTATTTTGAGTGTACTAGAACAGGATGAGTCAAGCTAATGGTTGGATATATTGGTGCATCGGTAGTTGGTTTAAGCACAGTCTCTGCTGATATTGATGGTACGGTCACGGCTGATGGGCTAACTGTAGATGGGGGTTATATAAAAGTTAGCGGAACATCTACTGGTTTGTTAATTGAGGAGACTGACACCACCGATGTCAACACTTGGTTGAGCAATCAGGGTGGTGATTTGCGTTTATTTACTGTTAATGACGCCTTATCAGTTTACACCAAGCGTATGGAAGTTGACCATGCCACAGGCGACATCAGCTTTTACGAGGACACAGGCACGACTGCCAAGTTCTTCTGGGATGCGAGTGTTGAAGGCTTGGGTATTGGTAACACTTCCTTTACCAATAAGCTTAATGTTACTGGGGCAATGTCATCAGCTGGAACACCTTTAGTTCAGCTTTCTGAAAACTCTGGAAGCGCAAGAGATGGTTTATATTTAGATTACACAGGTACGACAAACTCGGCTGTATATTCTTTAAAGATAGCAGATGCAACTAAGACGCATTTTGCGGTTAGAGGTGATGGCAATGTCGGGATTGGGGTGAGTTCGCCTAGTGCTGGATTGCATATAGATAACCCTAGTAATAGCGCAATAACAGCTATACTTGATACAGATAACTCTGCTGTTAAGATGGTATTTAGAAATACTTCAGAAACAGGAAATAATTTACAGATAGGAGCAGATGGTTCTAATTTAGTTGCGTTTACTAACGGCTCAGAACGTATGCGTATCGACAGCAGTGGTAGGCTTCTTATTGGTCACACTACTGCAAACGGTTATGCTCTTGACGTTGCTAAAGCTAATTTAGGAGCGGCAGGATTTAATAGAACAGGATCAGATGGTGAAATAGTTGCGTTTATGAAAGACGGCACTACGGTGGGGAGTATTGGTGTTGGTTTGAGTGATAATTTATTTATTGGTGGCGACAGTAGTCACTGTACTCTTGGTTTTGGCTCTAGTAACTTTTACCCTGCTACTGTAGCTGGAAATCTTGAGGATAACACAACTGATCTTGGACTTTTATCTGCTCGCTTTGACGACATCTACGCTACCAACGGAACCATCCAAACATCTGACGAAAGAGAAAAGCAACAGATTGCATCATTAACAGATGCAGAGATGACCGCAGCTAAAGCAATCAGCAAGCTCTTCAAGACCTTCAAGTGGAATGACAGCGTTGTAGAAAATGGCGACAATGCTCGAACACATACTGGTGTCATTGCACAACAAGTAGAAACTGCAATGTCAGACGCAGGGTTAGACGCAGGGAACTATGCGTTCTTCATTAGCACGACTTGGTGGGAAACACAGACAGAAGTTGCGGCTGTTGAGGCAGATGAAGAAAACGGCATAGAGGCACAAGAAGCCTACACTCGCACCGACACCTACGACACACTAGAAGAAGCACCAGAGGGCGCAACAGAGCGTAACAGAAAGGGTATCCGTTACCCTGAGTTGTTATCATTCATTGGTGCAGCAACAGAGCAAAGACTGACTAGCATAGAAGCTAGGCTGGATGCGCTAGAAGGATAAACTTTAACTTAGAAGGAGCAATACGATGGCAGATAAAAAAGCAACGCCAATCACAATTGATGACAAAGAATACACATTGGAAGACATGACGGATGAGCAGCAGATGTTTGTTCGGCATATTTCAGATTTGGAAAGAAAAATAAGTT